CGAATGGGTGCCACAAAGGAACGAATGACGGTACCTTCACGGGAAACGGTCGTCTTCAAAATGTAATTGTAGTCACCATCAGTGTGTGGGATGTAATCATATCGCCATTCATTGCCTGAGTCATACTCAGTTCGCGTGAATGGCTCGCCCATAACCATATCGACAGGTAGAGCGTATTCCCTCGCCTGGACAGAATATTCATTCACTAGAGGGCACACGCACTTTATTGTGTTAATGTCACACGAGCTACAGAGGGAAATCTCCTTCATAGCAGTCACACCCGCACCAGCGCGCGCCTGAATCAATTCAAATGCGCGCATCGTTTTAGCCAGCCACAACAAGAAACTTGTTGAATCAGTAAAAGATGCAACCTCCTCATAGCACGCCATTTCATTTGGTGCTGCCACAACCCTTTCAACCTTGATGTTCCAAAAATCCGGCCAGTCGTCAACGATTGGTGGCAACTTAGATGGCTCTATCATTTCAGGATCATCATCGCGAGCATACTTGAGCTTGGGTGAAACGGTCAGGACGAAAGGAAACCGGCGCTGAACTGCAATTGGGCATGAGAAATACGCATGAGCATTCAGGTGCTTTGAGTTTGTGGTCGCAACACACATTCGTGCACGCATAGGGTTCTTACCCTTATCCTCAAGACTCGCCTGGTTGGGAACCAGGGGAACGTCATTCATAATCTGGATGACCTCAGCGAGCGAGTTATCGACAAGTTTTCCATTTGGATCAGTAAAAGCGATATCGTCGAGTAGTAGGAACCACTTCATAGAATCCCAACCGGACCAGAAATCATCGCAGGAATTGCGCGTGTACTTGAACTCATCGTCAGTTGGTAAGTCCCACACTTTGCCTGCAAACTGAAACAACATGCTTGTGAAAGTAGACTTGCCCACGCACGTCTTACCATACACTAGTAATCCAAATGGTGGTCTACGCGATTTCTGAGCTTCCCGGAACGTGGTAAGGTCGGCCTGCATCATAAGTAAGTCATTCAACATACGCTTGATGTTGGCAATCTCCAATCCGGTCGTTTTCTGACCAAATTTCAAGATTGATCGTCCTTCTTCAATACATTCCTTTAGATCCGACACAAACTTGTGATAGTTGGTTCCCTGTGCCTCAAGGTCACCACGAAATTGAAATTCGCGTTTGACCTTCTGACACGCGTCAAACCATTTACCAAACGAAGTTGGACCATAAACAAAAGTTTCCCAAGACCCAGTTTTGGTAAACAACAACGCCCGTTGAATAAAGAGCGCCATTGTATCAAGAACCGTCGTTACAAAGTTGACACCCATCAATGGCGAAGCCATCTCTTTGCGACACACGAATGCAACTTTTTCGTCAATCTTAACTCCAATTAAGGAGAAGACACCCATAGCAACTGCGTACTTGTACACACGCAAAATTTGCTGGACCAACGCACTCTGCTGTACACTCTCCCAATTGGCAATCAAACTACGGATATCAGTCACTGTGTTGAGGATATCATCCTCAGCTTGCAACTGATGATCGAAGACGTCATGTATCACATCGGAAATCATACCAGCTACCCCGTGGAGTAGCGAGTTACCACTGCGCAACTTAATGAACACAGTGATGGCTAGAGCACAATCCTTATTATCTTTGGCACGGAGCATTTGCAAGCAGAGTAGGACAATGTCCTCCACAAAACTCACAATGACTGGATCAGTGTGATCCTCAAGAAACTTCTTAGGATCAATGAACTCACTCTGGAGCTCAAAAT